TTAATCAGATTTAAGATGAGTTTTTCTATCATGTTGTGCAAGCTGAGAACGTGAAGAAGATTCTTCTGGTCGTCCAGTAAGTACATTATCAGATTGAGAACGACCAGACAACCAAGGGTCAAACGCTCCTTTTTTGACAATCTCGGAACAATAAGGCTCTGGAACATGAACGGGAGTTGCTTGCTGTGTGAAGCATCGACAGCCATTAAAGTCAGGATTAGTTGAAGACTTGCCTTTGATGCAGGCAGCAACACGAGGAAAATCGGTAGGCTCAACTAATTCTTTATATGCAGGAGCTGACCAAGGCGCGCTTTGATTTTTAGCAACAAAATCAACGGGTTTTAATTGTTCATCTGACGTAGGTAATAAAGAAGAATCTTGAACGGGTTGCTGTTGAGCAACAAGAGCCTGTTGTTGAGATTGTACAGGCTTAACATTTTCAGGCTTCTGGTGACGCAATGATAAATACCAATAGACGAAAAAGAAGGCAAAAAATACTAAGGAACACAAAAGAAGCATTTTAAGAATGAGATTGTAAGGAATGTCTTTCTTGCGTGTGTTGATTGTTGCCGATTTATAAAAAGTAAAAACTTCGGGATTAGGTGTAATTTTCTCAGCAATCGCCCTATTCTTATTAACAATATTGTTAGGCGATAACTGAAAAGATTCCCACTTATAACGGGTTGAATACTCCATGCCATAGGCTTTATGAAAATGATAATGGCATTCTATAAGGCCGTGTATAAATGAATGTATCATCGACGGTTGTTGAGTAATGACAAAGAAGTCAAAACCACGGTGACGATGACGAGCCAAGGCGCGGATATAATCTGGTGGGTTTTTAGGTGAACCTGCGGGAAAAAATTGGTCGGCTTCATCAACGAAAATTAAAGAACCGTCAGGCAAATCTTGCCAATTCTCTAAAGTATCCAATTTAATAATGCCGTGTTTTTCATAGTCAAAACCTTTAATTTCAACGGCATATTTAGGACGTAACACTTTAGGAGCATCTTCTGGTGCGTCTTCGCTTTTAATATACGTAAATTCGGGGTCTTTTAAAAAAGACCAAAGCGCGTTAGAAGTTTTATTTGCACCGGGAACGCCAGTAAAAAGATATATCATGTTGCACTCGATTTAACAGATTTAATAGACAAAGCAAGCAAATAAGCAGAAAAGACAATATTTAAAGCGTCATAAATTCCAAGTATCTGAAAAAATTGGCTAAATTGAGCAGAGGCAGAGCCGAGCTGAGCCAAAACTTGAGCTTTTAAAAAATCAAAAATTGGTCTAATTACGGCATTAGATAACGCAAAAATACCAAAAAAAACGGCCACTTTAGGAAGCAACCAAACAAAAGCAGCTTGTAAAGCCGCTAGGACAGGCGCAAACATAGAAGCCCCCTATTAAGCAAATGAACGAAAAACGATTGATGCAGAAGCTAAATAAGCTGATGCAATAACAAGTAAACGCAATAAACGCCAAAAGTCACATGAAGTAGAGAACGGAATAACAAGAGATTTGCCCATAACAGACAAAGATAAATCAGTAGGACATTGTGAAGATGTTAATGAAGCGGTTGCGTTAGTTTTAAAATCTGCAAAAAAGCCTGAAACTTTAACTTCTTTAGCTGTTTTAGCTGTTTTATATTCTTGGTTTGATGCAGTACCAAGAGCATTGGCTTTATCAGCGTCAGATTGAGAAATAGACATCATTTGACAGTTCTGCTTCCAATCTTGAACAAAAGATGCACAGGCTAAAGGGTCACCGTCACAAGCTGGAGGAGTTCCACAGCCCTCAGCAGTAGATGCAGAAGTCTTGCCCCCTGCTCCTTCTGTAGAATCTGGAGTTGCCTCTTGTTCTTCGTCATCACCACCGCTTCCGCCAGAACCTCCGCCAGAACCTCCACCACCGCTTCCGCCAGAACCTCCACCTGTACCATTATCAACGCAAACGCCGTTTACTTTAGTCTGAAATTGGCCGCACTGTTCACCGTTGCCGCCGTCAGGGTCAGGGGTGATACAAACACCGTCAGCATTACGTACTTGACCATCAAGACATTGGCCAGCCTCATCATAAGGAACACAAACGCCATTATTGTTAGGTACTTGACCAGATGGACAAGGATTATCAGTAGGTTGGTCGTTTGGAAAGCAAGCCCAACCACCGTTAAACTGACCTTTCAAGGGTTTCTCAGGTGGGCAAGTGCCGTCTTCAGTGGTGGGAATAGCATCAATGGCAGACAATGCAACTAAATCGGCAGGGGTAACGGTTGGAGTGTCACTAGATGAGCCAGTATAAGTATAGACAGCAGGACAATACATCTTGGCAGATGTTTTGCCAATGTCAGAACCCATCACTAAAGCACGTTCCGTATGCGATTTATAATTACCTAAACAACCATCTTTAGTAGCAGACGAATTGGGTACAAAAACAGAGTTAGGCCTACCTTTATCACACGCTATACCAGAGCCACTAGAGACTAATTTACCGTCATTAGGACAAACAACATTACCACACTCAGTAGAGCCACTAAAATCTTGGTCTTTAAGTGGAGCGCAAGGGTCAATGACGCATTTAGGAGTACAGCCGATAAGCTCAAATTTTTCACCAGCTTGACAGGTATGTTTCATTGTCAAAGCAACAGCAGGATTATTAGTTACAATGTCATATTGAGCAAAAGTAACTGAATTAATTTTAAACGTTTTATATGAAAGACGAACATCTGTAGCATTTGCAGTACAAGATAACTTTTCTTTGTTCGGATTAGTAATTGCAGCAAAAGTTTGATTACAAAAAGAATCATGTACAAAATTGCACTGATTGCCGCTTTGATAATAAGTGTAGGTTGCAGAAAAAGCGGAAGTTATGCCAAAAAGAAATAAAAGCAAAATTAAAAATGTGCCAAATATAAAAGAACGATACATTTTTAACTCCAAAAAAAAGGGGGATTACTCCCCCAGCGAATAATCAAAAGTTACTTTGCAGCAGACTTGAGACGATTCCAGATAGCAATGCCGCCACTAAAAGCCAAGAAGCCAACACCCAAGGCAGCAGCAGCAACTACACCATCACCCAAAATAGCGGTGACAGATGAAATATCAATTGCTGCATTTGCGGCGGTTGCGATGGTTGAACCAACAACAATAAAGGCGCGGCCTAAATGTTGACGAACCGGAGACTTTGACGGATTTGCAAATTGCGAGTTGTTCATAATGAACTCCTTGTTATTTAAGTTTCATAAGCAATTTAAAGACAAGAATAGTGCCAATGAGATATACAAACCCATTAGCTAACTCTGTGCCTTGTTCGTAACTGATTAGCGTATAGACGGGTTCGTCTACCTGTAGCCAACCAGTTGAACACTGTAGACGGTTGTTAGAAAACGTTTGTACATTTCCGTCACACCGATAATATAAAGCGGCCATGCGCTACTCTTAGAGCTTCTTAGGCAAAGGCTTTACGTTATAAAGCGTAAAGTTACCGTAAGCCCCTTGGGTGAATTCAATCTCAACCTCAGTCCCCTCTTGTTCTGCTTTAGCTAAAACAGACTTCATTTGTTCAACGGGTAAAAGACCGTCAGGACTGAAATTAAAACGATGACGAACAGGTTCAAAAACTTCGCAACTAAAGCTAGTCCCCTTTTCGTTGGTATAACTAGAAGGGTGAACATTCATTTTAGCGGTACGGATAGCAACCATTTTTTAATCCTCTTAGGCGGCAATTTTTAACGGAGTGGGAACAGGCTCAACAAACCAATCAGGCACTTGATTCGCAAAATCAATGTTGATGATTTGGACGAATGGAATCACTTTCGTTTCGTCATTCTCAACGTGTAAATTCTGTAGATAGGCTTTAGACATGCCTACGGAAACTAGGTCGGCGACTAGCTCATTAAAACGGCGTGAGCTAAATAACTTCTGTTTTTTAATCTCGTGATAACCGACATGCTTCAATTGATTGTAAAAAGCGTAAAGGTTATAAGCTTTACGGTGTGAGATTTTGCCTGTTGTCGTTTGAGTGACAAAATTAGCTTTTAACTTGTTAAGTAGTTGTTCATCATCGACATACTTCATGGTCTGCCCCTTTATCGCGTCAAAAATCTTAGTAAAACCTTTTAGCCACATGTCGGGAAACAAGTTAGGTGTTTGCGCTTGGCATTTGATTAATTCCCAAACATTGGTCGGTATTTGATTTCGTTCTAAATAGCGTTTTAAAAAAGTGCATTCCCAACGCAACGAATTACGCGCTATTTCTAAAATTCGTTCGTCAGACATAGCATTGATAATCACTTTAGCTTGTGCATCACCTCGTTTTGATTTTTTAGTTAAATCATCAAGTTGGGCTAAAAATTCGTCATACTTGCTGTAACACTTCTGACGAATAAGACGAGAAGAAGCCCCACCCCAATAAGCGGTGGTTTCGTACTTCTTCGATTTGGTTGGGGCTGTATGGCCATTTTGAACACGGGACAAAAAATCGATAGCTTGACGAACTAGCTTAGGACTGGAGACTTTGCTCATGTAAGTAATATCAACGCGCATGACTTCAATAGACGATATAGAGAGCATGGAATACATGTAGGGGTAAGCTTCAGAAAGCCAATAAAGCATTTCAGCAACACAGGTTTTTAAGCAGTCAGTACCAAAAACATTATGACCCTGAATGATTTTCGCAGGACTGCACTTTATTAAAACGTGTGGGTAAAAATAGCCGTCTAAAAAAACCTTACAAGCCATGCCCGTAAATGAAGTCGATAAGGATTCATAAGGGTGATACAAAGCATCAGAACACTGTTCGCCCTTTTCGTTCCAGTAGATTTCCCTAGCCCCGAATGGAATCTCTAAATCCTTTAAATCAACGTTAATTAATTTATAAGAACCGTTAGAGTCATCAACTAAGCCACTAATAAAAGGAATATGTAGTTCTAATGTATCAATCATAATTATAGGCCAAAAATCGTTATGTATACATGAATGCAAGATAAAGGAATGTATACATATAGTCAAGAATGCAATTAGACATATAAACAAATATACAAGTACACTTAAGAAAACGAGGTGTAACATGGCGAAAACTTTAAGATTGTCGGAAGAAGAGCAAGAGCTAATAAGAAAAAAAGCGGTAGAAATTAACAAAGCACTAGTTAATAAAGGAATAGAGCCTATTAGAGACAGCGAATTAGCTCATGAAATATTGAAACAAGGGCTAAAAAACGTATACATAATGGACGGAAAAATAAGCATATCAGGAAGGTAAAATTCATCGAAAAGGCGAAATTCCGCTCAAAAGTCCACCATTAAATATAGTGGACTCTGCGCACGCACGTCCTCCGCGTCGTCGTCGTAACCTCCTCCTTCTTGTCGTCCTACGTGCGAAAAATAGTCTCGCTTTGCTCGGTTACGTCATTGAGTGAAAGACTGTTTTTAAAAGCGGTTGATTAAGGGTGGTAAATTTGCTTAGTGCTTGGCTGATTGAACTTGCCACAAGTTTTATAGCGCACATTAAAAATTAAGCAGCTTCTAGAAGTGAAATTTTCAGGTCTGTAGTTTCGCCCCAGTTAAGCAAAGCAGGTTAAAAAATCAGTGTTGGGGGCTTATTCGCGCAAATATGACACTAAAGTTTTAGTGCTGGAGACGATGATTAAAGCTATAAAATGCGGTTATCGCATAATGGGCCATTATGTCAAAGGCTCGTGTGTGATGAGAGCATACACACTTCGCCAGTGACATAACGCCAATAACAGATTATGCGATAAGTTTAGTGGCTAATTAAAAATCTTTATGATGATAATCACGTTACACAAAAAGTAGCAGTGACCTGATTTGTTGACCTTAAAAAACTTGCTTTTTTACACGTGTATCTCAAATTTAACTTTTCAAGTTGTGTATTTAAAACGGCTCTTTGATAGCCTAAGTAAAATATAAGATATTATTTTTTGTTTTGACTTAAATTTTTGCATACTTGATTAATGAGAATCTTTTGTATGGAGTGAGTTTTTTAAACTAATCATAAGTTAAGTTGGTATAATTTGGATATATTATTTTTAATAATTTGGTTTTTCTCATGAATCATAGTGTCTCCAATACAACCGATGCTCGGCTAATACGACTTTTAAATTTTTTACAGCAAGATCCTGATAATTTAAATTTAATTAATGATGCTTTGGCGTTGTCGATTGACACAAACGACACGCATCATGGCTTGCAGTTGATTGAGCATGCTCAAGCGCGCCAACTACACAATGCAGAATTTTATGCAAAAGCGGCTCATGTATTATTGATGTCTGGTGATTATCAGAATGCAGCAATATATGGTAATCAAGCCCTTTTGAAAGGTATAGACCATCCAGCCGTTGTTTTTAACACTGCCTATGCACAGTTTTATAATCACAAATATAAGCAATGTACAGAGCTATTAGCACCATTAACGCACCAAGCAGATTGCACGCTCATCACACTATTATTGTATGCTCGGGCATTACATCATCAAGAGCGCATTGAAGAAGCACAACAAGCAATACAAATTGTTTTAGATAAAGATCCTCGTTATGTTGAAGCAAAAGGTTTATTGGCTTTGTTACATTATGATGCCGACAATAACTCGGCTGCTTTAACCCTCGGCTATGAGACACTTCATGATAATCCAGATCAATTAGATGCTTTGCTTGCCTGTAGTGCTGCCGAGTTTGAACAAGACAATATAGAGGTAGCACGTCGACTTTATACTCACACGGTTGAAGTACATCCTCACTGTGGTCGGGCATGGTCAGGTTTGGCACAAATTGAATTTAATGAGTTAGATTTTTCTAGTGCAGAAGCACATTTACACTTGGCCGTTAAATATATGCCTAATCATATTGGTACATGGCATGTATTAGCATGGATTTATATTTTAAATAATAATAGTCATGCGGCACGTGAGGCATTAAACCAATCCTATGATATTGACCATAACTTTGGCGAAACGCATGGTGGATTTGCGGTGGTTGATGTGATGGATGGTTATTATGATAGAGCGCAAAAGCATATTAAACGCGCGCTTAGGTTAGATGCTCAAGGTATGGCGGCTCAATATGCACAGATGTTGATGCTACAACAATCAGGCCAAACACAAGCGGCTGAGTCATTGATGAATCAAATACTTAGCCGCCCTGTTTCGGATGTTCTAACTGGCCATGATTTAGTTGCTAGGCAGTTGAAACGTTTAAAAACTCAGTCTTAA